GGACAATGGCATCACCTTTGCTTTACTTGGAATGGTGCAACAACAACCGCAAAAGTTTATGAAGACGGAGTTTTAAAAGTTACAAACACATCGGCAAGTGGAACGCTAAATAATAGCACAACAGATGCTTATTCAATAGGTGCTGAAGCAAACGGAAACAGACCAATAGACGGACTGATTGACGAGGCAGCAATATGGACAACAGAGTTATCTGCAAGTGACGTAAGCGCCATATATAACAGCGGAGAACCCACAGACCTAAACAACAACGGATTAACTGCACCAACAACGTGGTCAAGAATGGGAGATTTAGCAACTTGGAACGGTGCAACGTGGACTATGACAGATGTTAACGGAGGTTACACAAATAGGTCTATCAATATGGTAGAAGCCAATAGAACAACAGACGTACCAACATAAAAACGAATAACAATGAGTACAAAACAAGCCGAAACATACGCGATAATTAGCATTGCAGATTTAGCAAACATCGACTTTAGTCAAGTAGGCGAAACAGACGAAAACACGATTCGAAAAAGCCTAGACGAAACACAATTCGTTATTAAGTACAATGCAGAACCAAGCTTCATTGCTGACGGTACGGTAACGCCTTTGCAAACTTTAACACACGAACAAGCTTTAGTGCTTATGGCTACAGCAGAATGGTCTGAACCTTTACTTGTAGAAGAGTAATACGTATTTATACATATAAAAAAATAATGCTATCTTTGTAGATATACAAAAAGACAAAGATGGCTTACCAAAAATTACAGGCTCGAAGAGCTGCAGCAGTCACTCCAAGTGACACGGCAACAATACCAAGTATATCATCACAGGACGGTAAAGGCAACAATGGTTGCGTTCTATACGTTGGTGTAGCAGGTGACGTTAAGGTTACCACTGCAGGTGGTGATGATGTTGTATTCACAGGTATCCTTGCGGGTAGCTTTATTCCGGTTCAAGTATTAAAAGTATTTTCTACAGGTACAACAGCTACAAACATTGTTGCGTTGTGGTAATATTTTATTCTACCTCATCGGTGGATGTTAAAATAAATTATGAAATAGTTAGCGATGGAGACAATAAGTGAGAGCACAAAGATTAAATTAACCCCAAAGAATTTTATTTTTATTTTGGGTCTAGTCACAACCTTTGTAAGTATGTACTTCTCCCTTCAGTCTCAAATCGAAGAAGCTAAACAACTACCCGTTCAGGACCGAGAGGTTAAGGAGGCGGTAATAAAAACCTCAAATGAGCTTCAGTTCATTAAGGAGGAAATCACAGAAATAAAGGGACAACTTCAAATAATGGATGACCGTCTCTATGAACTTCAATAGATTATGGCAAAGGTATGTAGATGCTGTCACCAAGAAATCAAGAGTGATTCAAAGTACATTTGGATTCTTGATAATGGTCACGGTGGAATTATTGATGGTGTCTATCAGACACCCGGAAAGCGTAGTCCTATTTGGGCAGATGGTACTCAGCTCTTTGAGGGTGAGTTCAATCGTGCTATTGTAGACAGGATTGCAGCATACTGCGATAAGAATAACATTGATTATATAAACTTAGTAGACACCAATGAGGATGTATCTCTATCTACGAGAGTCAAGATGGCTAATGAGGTTTATCGTGAGTCAGACAAGCCCTGTATATATGTTAGCGTACACGCAAATGGATTCAGTGATGAGTCGGCAAATGGTTGGGAGGTATATACATCTCCGGGAGAAACTCAGTCAGACCATATAGCAACAGTGTTGTATGAGGAGACCGAGAAAGAGTTTCCTAACTACAAGATGCGTAAGGATACAAGGGATGGTGATGTGGACAAGGAGTCAAACTTCTATGTGCTTATACACACAGCAATGCCTGCTATACTATCTGAGAACTTCTTTATGACAAACGAGAGAGAGTGCAAGACGCTACTTCTTAGTGAGGAAGGCAGAGACCGCATCTCAAAGGCTCACATTGAAATGATAAATAAAATCGAGAACGAATGAAAGAAATATTAGCAAGACTATTTGGAAAGGGTTCGGGGGTTGTTGAGCAGGTCGGAGGGGTTGTAGACAAGTTCATAAGAACCAAAGATGAGAAGGCTCAGTTTGAAAAGGAGATGGCAGAGATACTTATCAATGCTGAGGCTGATATGCAGAAGAACGTCACCGAGAGGTGGAAGTCAGATATGGGTTCTGACTCTTGGCTGTCAAAGAACGTTAGACCATTGGTATTGATGTTCTTAATTTTCAACACGATGCTGTTAATATTTATTGATGCAGGACAGCTTGACTTTAAGGTAGAAGATAATTGGGTGAGCCTACTAGAGATATTGTTACTTACGGTTATAGCCGCATATTTTGGCGGTAGAACCATTGAGAAGACAAGAAAGAAATAATTCCTATCTTTGTAGCAAATAAAATCTAATACAATGAAACTTAATGAAAAAGAATTAGAGACCATCCGTGAGATGCAGGGTGAGTTTCAAAAGGCAAAACTTGCCTTAGCAGATTTAGAGCTTAACAAGCACCAACTTCTAAAGACTATAGATGTCTTGAAGCAGGACTTCGGTAAGCACGAGCAGAAGCTTATAGATAAATATGGAGCCGACTCCGTTATAAATGTTCAGACAGGAGAGGTTACTGAAAACAAAAAATAAAGATGGGTAAGATAAGTACATACACAAACGCAAGTCCGGTAACACTATCGGATAAATTTATTGGAACTGAGGTAGCAGGAACACCTGTAAACGTTACTAAGAACTTTTTGATTAGTGACCTTTTAGCATTGTTCCAAGATAATATTACATTGCAGAATGTACTTGATTCAGGTAACACAGCTACTCAGAGTATAACACTTACAGGAGACATTACTCAGACAGGTAACTTCAGTATAACAGGAGGAGCGTTAAGCTTGGGAGGTACAGTAAGAGACTTCAATGGTGCTCTTGGTACTAACGGTGAGACTCTTGTTTGTAACGCAAGTGGTCAGCTTGTTTTTGGTTCAGGACTTACAAATCAAAACCTTCAGCAGGTATTAAACATTGGTAACACTGCAACTCAAGACATCAACCTAACGGGTAGCATTACTCAGACAGGAGACCAAGACATTACAGGAGATGTCACTCACATAGGAAACTATCTGTTTGAAACAGGTCAGTTTACTTTTGATGCAAACTCATCAATTTATGTACAGGCAGCGGTAAAGGATTCCACAAACACTTTAGGTGGTGACGGTCAGATTCTTGTTTCAAATGCAAGCGGTAAACTAACTTGGCAAGATGATTTACCTACAACAGTACGAACAAGTACAGCTACGACCACAAATATTATTCTTGCTGACAAGAATGGTGTTGTTATCACAAACACTTCAAGTGCAACTGATGTAAGGATACCTACAAACTCAGGTGCAGCATTCGCTATAGGGACTAAGATAACCATAATTCAAGAGGGTTCGGGTACTGTTACCGTAGTGGGAACGTTGGGTGTTACACTTCAGTCAGCCCAAGGCCACGATAGGTTGTCTCATCAGTATTCAGTAGCCACTGTTGTAAAGACAGCCATAGACACTTGGTACCTGTACGGAGATATAAAAGCATAGATGGATATCAGAAAGATAGCGATAGGTCCTGACTACAAGGGTGGTGCAATGCATTATCTTGTAGGTCAGAACGTGCTAAACAATCAGTATACTATACACCTTATACGTCACGACAAGAAGGATGGTAGTATAAAGATTTGGATTGAGAAGGATGATGAGGTAGTGTTGTGGAAGAGCTTCACAAATACAATGCCTGTATCTATTGAGTACAACATAAACTTTTAGTATTGAGCGAACAAAAAAGATTAGAGCTTCAGCAGGAGCTAGCTCTACTCCTAGAAAAAAAGGAGACAGCAACAGACTTTACAAATAAATTAGAAATCGCAGATGCGATTCATAACATTCAAATGAAATTAACAGGAGTCAAACCAACAGATACGCATATAGATTGCATTGGTTGCGGCTCATAGCCCACTATGAAGTCACCATTTTATTTTATAACTAGACCATACAACGGAAGGAGATATGATAACGTCAAGTCTATTGGCGGTATTGATTTTATTACTAGCACATCAGAGGAGGACCATAAGGTATCCAATAGATATGCTGAGGTTGTAGAGACACCTTTAGGATATGAAGGCCCGATAAGGAACGGAGACACACTCCTAGTTCATCATAACGTATTCAAGTTCTATAACGATATGAAGGGTAGACAGCAAAGCGGAAAGAGCTTCTTTAAGGATGACCTGTTCTTTATAGATGAGGAGCAGTTCTTTATGTATAAGCAAGACGGTGAGTGGTACTCATATGACAGATACTGCTTTGTAAAGCCCGTTCCTAAATCAGAGTCATATATATTTAAACCCTTTAGTGAAGAGCCCTTGGTAGGTACTATGAAGTATCCTAATGACTATCTAAAGTCTAAGGGTATATCTAGTGGAGATATGGTGTGCTTCAAGCCTGATAGCGAGTATGAGTTTGAGGTAGACGGTGAGAAGCTATATAGGATGTATGACCATCAGATAACAATAAAGATATAATGGACAACAAGGACATAAAGCTTAGGATTATAGATGCCGCTATGAAGGCTGTTGAACAGCTTATAAAGGTAGCTAAGGAGGATATAATAAAGATAGACCCCGAAGATGAGCTAGCGGCAGACAGATTAAAGAATGCTGCAGCTACAAAAAAATTAGCTATATTCGATGCATTCGAGATACTTACAAAGATTGAGAGTGAGCGAGCTGATATAGATATAGCCGACAAGGGCCCATCTAAGGTAGACACAAAACAAGGATTTGCAGAAAGAAGGTCAAGATAGTTTATGTAAGGTGTTAGAAGGATATGTTCCTTCTAATGTTATAACCAACAAGAATAGAAATAAGAGTTGGTTGTATGGCTATGACCCTAAGTATGATATGGTAATCATCTCTAAGACAGGTATGATTGGAGATATTATAAATATCAAAGGTCTAGTGGTGGCACTACCCGCATCACCTAAGGATGTTTATAAAAGAAGCAAGACCTCATCTGAGCAGTATTGGCAGAGAAATGCTATACCTAAACCCTTAGAGAGAATTACATCTATATTCCAATGGAACGAAAAGCCTACAGACTTTAAGAACCTGTGGGTAGATTACATAGAGGGTGAGTTTGATAAGCGTGAGCTAGGATATTGGTTTATGAATAACGGAATCCCCACATATGTTACAGGTGCTCACTATATGTATCTTCAGTGGACAAGTATTGATGTTGGATACCCTGACTACCGGGAGGCTAATAGAATTCTATATATATATTGGGAGGCGTGTAAGGCAGACAAGCGAAGCTTTGGTATGGACTATCTAAAGATAAGACGTTCAGGCTTTTCATTTATGAGCTCATCAGAGTGTGTGAATACAGGTACATTAGCAAAAGATTCTAGGGTTGGTATACTATCTAAGACGGGTGCAGATGCTAAGAAAATGTTTACAGATAAGGTTGTACCTATTAACAGTAGGCTACCATTCTTCTTCAAGCCTATTATGGATGGTATGGATAAGCCGAAGACTGAGCTAGCCTTTAGGATTCCTGCTGCAAAGATTACAAAGAAGAATATGTATGACACCACTGTCGATGAACTGATGGGGTTAGACACTACAATAGATTGGAAGAACACAGATGACAACAGCTATGATGGTGAGAAGCTTCTGTTATTGGTACACGATGAAAGCGGTAAGTGGCTAAAGCCAAACAACATATTAAATAATTGGCGTGTAACAAAGACGTGTCTACGTTTGGGTAGTAAGATTATAGGTAAGTGTATGATGGGGTCAACCTCCAATGCTCTAGCAAAGGGTGGTGAAGAGTTTAAGAAGTTATATAATGACTCTGATGTAGGCAAGAGAAATGCTAACGGTCAGACCAAGAGCGGTA